ATCGCTCGGATGCGCTGCCCGTCGACGGTCGCCCGCTCAAGGACGTGCGGCCAAAGGTAGTTCTCGCCCGTCAGGGTTGCGTGATCGCCCTCGTAGAGGTCTCGATAGAGCTTCCACGAGCGCGACTTCTTCGCATAATCCGGATGTTGATATAGTTTCGTCACTGCGTAATCCCGTAAACTTTTTTCCCGCTTCCCTTAAAGGTGCGGAGCCGCGCATAAGCATGATACTTGAGCGCGTCAAAATGATCTGTCCAATCGTCGTCAGCGGGTTTATCGAGCTTCCTCGTTCCCTCTTTCCAGGTGGTCGAGGAGAGCGACCGCTGCAGTCGAACGCACCGCCTACAAACGAACACGACGTTCTGAGCAAACGCTCGATTAAGCGCCTCGACCGACTCGGTTTCGAGCGGGTTCGATGCCGCTGCCATGATATCGACCCGGCGATATCCGAGGTCTTTCAGGTAGCGCCGGATGTTATCGTAATCCGAGCCCGGTGCTTTATGGCTCTTCGCGTTTCCGCTTGAGTCACCCATGAGGTGAATCGGCGTGTCTCGAAAGAGAGCGACCGGATGTTTTCGCTCGAACTCGATCACTGCTTCGTCCAGGTGAGCGTGTCCCTCATTCGCCTCGTGTAGCCCAATAAACCGCGTGATGCGCTCGCCATACTCTTGAAACGTGAACGCCTGAAGCGATACCCAGGCGAGCCGAGAGTTCGCGTTAAAGTCCCAGGTGAGGTCGATACCGAGCGCCGGGTCGGGTTCGATATCCGTCACGATATGCCGCTGCGGCGCGTAGTTCGAAGCCGCGAGCCCGGAGGTAAAGGGAACGAAACGCCCATACCGATACGACTGAATGAGCGCCGCGTTATGCCCGTAGGTATCTTCGAGGAGCGAGATATACCCAGGCCGGATATGCGGATTGTCGTCAGTCCAGACGATGAACCGCCGAAACTTTCGCTCGGCGTTCCGGTGATCTTTATCAACCGACCTATCCCAGCCCGGCTTGGTTTCGCTATCGAACACCTCCGAGAAATCGTTAAGCCCTTGAGGAGCGCCCGACTTGAACATCTGCCATCGCTTCCCGCCCGGTGCTCGGATACGAGAGCGGAGGTTATCGCTCGCTTCGCGAGAGATGATACCCGACTCGTCCTCGCTTGCGTGTGAATACTCCGCTGCGATAATTTTGTTCGGCGCATCTGCCGAGAGAAAATGAACCTCGTGACCCGTCTCGGTATAAATCAGTTTTGGATACGGTGATTTTATCACCCGATAATCCCGGCCCTCGGTATAGCCGCACTGCCCGAGCACCTTTCGGAACGTCGGGATCGCCGCGTCGTGAATCTTTTGAAACGTCGGCTCAAGGAACGCGGAGTATTTCGCCTCGCGGTTGAACTCGCTTGAGAGGATGTGATGCCACTGGACCTCTCCGTGGGTTTTTCCCGCGCCGAGCCCGGCGGTCACCGCGAAGACTTCGGTCGAATCGTCTTTGATTGCTTCACCGACCCACCACGCTGCGGGCACCTGCACCGCGCTCATTTTTTTGTCGGCTTGTCGTTAAATACAAAGTTAATTGCCGGTCGTTCCGCACCTGAGCGGTTCGGCTCATCGTCCTTCGGTATTTCTCGCCATCGGTGCTGCGTCTTTAGGTAGAAGAAGATCGATGCCTCCTTTCCCTTTTTTATATTGGCGAACAACGATTGGACCGCTTGCGTTAAAGCCAAATCTTTACCGCGCTCAAAGTCCTCCAGAGCGTGCTTTCGTAACGTCTCGCGGTGCATCCCGAGAACTCTTGCGATCTGCTCTTGTGTTAGTCCGAATCCGGCGAGCGTCTGGATTTGCTTCCGTTGCTCTTCGGTCGGCTTCTTTACTGGTCGAGCCATTTTTCGTCGAGCTTTTCGCCGTTGACCTTACACTCGAACGGCTTGTTGACCTTCTCGCAATGTTTTCGATATCGGTTGATTATGACTTGGCAATACTGAGGCGATATTTCCAGGCCGTAGCATTTTCGGCCGAGCTGATCCGCTGCGATCAATGTAGTCCCGGAGCCGAGAAAGGGATCGAATACAATATCATGACCATCGGAATGTTGCCTAATCGCTTGTGCTGGCAAACCGATCGGGAATGATGCTCCATGACCGTTTTGCATATTGTCACCATCCCGAGTATTTACTCTCCAGATGTTCCAATATACTCCGCCATTTTGATTGCTCTTGTAGTTCTCTGTTTTTGAGAGTAAAAAAACGAGCTCGGCCGTGCGACTATATATGTTAGTCCCGCTAACATTCATTCCGAGCGACTTGTCCCAAACGATTGTTTCTTGAACTGGTAGCGGATTTCCCTCTGCAAAAACTATCGCACCGTATTCTCGACGACTCTTCGCGTTGTAACAAACATTCCACCCAACGACCGCGTTCGGTTTCACTACCTCCGAAACTCTTTTTAAGATTTCATTAAGAAATTTTCTGTAGTCCTCTGAAGATAAAGAGTCGAATTCAGAGTTATACATCTTCTTAAAATCGTTTCTTTTTGCTGATCCTCCGGAATATGCTCCGGTTTGAGCATTTCCAGCATTATAAGGTGGCGAGGTGAAACATAGATCACACATCTGACCATTCATCACCGTGGCGACATCATCGGAATTTGTCGAGTCGCCGCAGAGGAGACGATGCTCTCCCAGTTCAATGAGGTCGCCCGTTTTGATGAACGGCTCCTCGGGAAGCTCGCCGCCACCATCATCTTCGTAGACCTCGGGCTCCTCAGTTGGAAAGATATCTTTTAGCTCGTTAAGGCCGAACGATTCGAGATCGAATCCGAGATCCTCAAGGTTCGAGAGCTCAAGCTGAAGATTGTCGAGCTCCCATTCGGAATCATTTTGGAGCTTGTTATCGAGTATCCGATACGCCTTTATTTGCGCTTCGGTGAGATCGGTTTTTCGCACGACTGGAACAGTTGAGAGCCCGAGTTTTTTCGCCGCCATGAGCCGACCGTGACCGACGATGACGATCTTCGAGCCGTCGATAACGAGCGGCTGATTAAAGCCGAACTCTTTTATTGAGTTTGCTATCCGGTCGATCTGCTCATCCGAGTGGATTCGATTGTTGAATCCGTAAGGGATGAGGTTCTCGATCTTTTCCTGTTCTATCTTCATGCGAAAGAATCCTTTCTTTCGTTAATAAAAAAGGGCGGGTGAGTCAGAGGACTAAGACACCACCCGCCCGAGAGGAACCATGCACCAAAGAAAACCTAAGAAAAAAACGTGTCCTCACCGTTTAATTCTGCGACGTGCCACTCGTACGGAAGCGCCGTTGCACGTTTAAGACATCCCGTCATCGCGAGAAGAGCGAGAGCGACCACGACCGCAAGTCCGCTCCTCGTGAAGCCATTCGCGGAGAAACTTTTTTTCGTCAGGGTAACCATAACCAAACTTTTTAATCACGAGCCGGTAAAATCTTTCCGGGTCGCTGCACACGATGAGAGTCGATTTTTGTATCTCCTCGATCGGTGAGAATTGGATACAAAAAGCTCGTTTCTTTATGTAGTCGACGAGCTTGTCATCGCGGATCGCCTCGCGAATCTCGCGGCGCGTTTTCCGGTCACAGTGACCGAGCGCGTTACAGAGTCGCGAGTATGCTCGCCCGGACATCTCGAACTTTACGTTCGCCGGATGATACTCGATAAGGTATCGCCGGTCGTTTGCTTCGAGACCGAAGTCGACGAACCGCCCGAACCCAATCGGCACCTGATACGTGATGCCCTCTCGAATTCTGAAGCCCGGAATGTAGCGTTCCATGAGAACCGCGCACGCGACCTCGCATCTGCTGTGAAAGCGGATTCCGTGATGGATCATGTCAGGTCGTGCGGATTTACGAAACGCGGCGAGCTCTTCAGAAAACGAGGAGCGAGCGAAATCGTCGGGAGCCTTGTTCGGCTCTTGGCGATTTTGCTCGGTGCTCAATTCTGGAGCTCCGGGACGAGAAGTTGATGAGCGACGAGGTCGCGCTCAAGTTCGTCGCGCATCCGGTTAAGCATCCGATACACCTTTTTGGGCGAGGTTTCGAGAACCTCGGCGATCTCGTCAACGTGCCAGCGGGAAAAGTGATAAAGACCGAACGCCTTTCGGTGGTCGGTGTCGAACTCCGAAAGAGTTCGTTTAAGGGAGTGGACGATCTTCGCGTAGAGGTCGCGCGGTGAATCGATGCCGCCGAAATAACCCTCGAAGTCCTCCGCCTGTGGGAGCGCCGACGAGGTGCGCTCAAGGAGGTTGATCGACCGCTGCCGCGCGGGCGAGTGGTTGAGGTAGTAGCTTATCGCCGCCCGGTAAGTCTTGAAATACACGCTTTCCATCCTGAAGAATACCACGAAAATTTTCCCGTCAAGTCCCGCCTACTATCCTTTTTTTTGCGAGGAGCTGTCGTTTTCGTCCCTCGATGCCCGCGAGGCGCGCCTTTTCTCGCCTCGCGGCCCAGGCGCGTTTTGCCGCATCGGAGATCGCCCGCCGATGGTCTTCGGTGAGCGGAACCGGCGGCTTCGCCTCGGGAGTGGAGGCGTCGACGAGGGTCCGAGTGCGGAGCGCGGAGAGATCCACCTTTCGGCGAATGTAATCGGCGGTCCCTTCGGGCGAATCGGTGAGATACGCGAGCCACCAGAGGAACGAACAAGGTTCGGTGGAATCGGAGAGAAGCCACGAAAGCGCATCGGCCCGGTGACAGAGCTGATGCGAGTGAGCCGCTTCGCGGAGCCCATTTACGATGACCGCTCGGGCGAGTTTTTGCTCACCGACCCAAGTATGATTTTCGAGACATGGGTCCACTGCGTAGACCGTTCGATCGTTATGTTTCACGGAATTTATAACCTTTATAGAGCGCCTGAAAGAGTTTCGCCTTGAGCTTATATTCGGGAGTCCTAAAGCCCTTCACATCCTCGACGATGAGCTTCTCGCCTTCGCGATATCGGAAGTCGGCTCGGTAGGTGCAGATTAGATCACCCTCCACAAAGAGCTTAAAGCTCGGCTGTAGTTCGAGGTCGAGGATGTCGCCCGCATGTTGAGCGAGGCGGAGCTCTTGATACCGCGCCGCCTCTTTTTTGGAGGCGAAGCGGATGCCCTCGACGACGGTCGGGATCGCTCGATACTTCGATCGCCCTTTAATGAATCTTGTCATTCGACTCCTCCTTCGGCTCCGGTCTCACCGTAGCTTTTAGCCTGGAGTTAAAATCCTCCGCGGCGGTGAGCACTTGCTGCGCGTCCGATATCTTTTTAAGGGTCTCCGCGAGAGTAACGATCGCTTTTGCGAGCGGCTTCATCTCTTTCGGGAGGAGAAGGAGGCAGAGATAGAGGCGAATTTTTTTAATCATTTTCGTGATCCTCTCTTAAAAAATATCTGCGCCGAGCCTCTACCACGAGGAGCGGGCCAGGATGAACCGTAACGACCTTCTCGCTCTCTTGGCGGAGCGGGAACTCGTACCACCAAACGATTCGGTGATATCGAAGCGGGTCGTGTCGCTCGTCGTCATCGAACCATCGTTTATGCGTGAGCCCGTCCATTCCCTTGAGAATGTCGCGGGTGATCTCTTCGCGCGGGATAAAAAGCCTCATCACCGGCGCGAAGTTGTACTCGGCGCTGATGCCGTAAATCCAATCGTCGAGGCCGTTGGTGCGCCGACCCTGCCAAATTTTCCAGGCGAGAAAATCGGCGGCGGTTTTCTCCTCCGCGGTGAAATCGATCGCGAACTCCCGAAGGCCGCGCATCCGTTGTTCTCGACCCTTTTGACCCGGATCGAAAAAACTAAACGCATGTTTTGAGAGCGGTGAGGTTCGCATCACCCGATAGTCATTCTTTTCCGTCATGCTCCACCTCGTTTTCATGAACGAATTTTGAGAGCCGCCCGAGGAGCTCCCGGCGAAAGAATAGAGCGAGCGCAACGAGATCCTGCTTTGCCTCGGTTGCTTCGGCGAAAGCATCGAGCTCGTTCGCTTGCTCGTCGATGAACTCCCAGAGGAGTTGCGCGTCAATCGTTGCGTCCCTCTTCATGCTTGACCTTAGAAAGGAAAATCTTCCTCTTCGATCGGTCGCGCCGCGGGTTTCGTCCCGAGGAGAGACTCGATCTTCTCGTTCGTATCGCTTGCCTCGCTCTTCTCCAGTCGCCCGAACACCTCAAGGGTTTCGGCGATCACCTCTACCGCTTCTTTCTCCGTCCCGTCTTTCCCGGTGTATTTTCTTTTCGAGATCCGACCCTCGACGAAAACGGGTGAGCCCTTCTCCGCTGCGCCGATGCGGTCGGCATCGCGTCCGAACGCGGTGCAGTTATGCCAGGTCGTCTCTTCGGTCCACTCGTCGGAACCCTTCGCCTTCCAGGAGCGAGAGGTCGCGATCGAGAAGTTAGCGAGTCTCGTCGTCCCGAGCTCTTTTACCTCCGCTCGCCTTCCCAAATTGCCGCGCAAAAAGATTTTGTTCATTCCGGCCATCGTCGTTCTCCTTCTTTGGTTGGTTAAAGGTTAAAGGTAAAATCTCTTGGGATAATCGCCGCACGATCACATCGCAGTATTTTCTCTCCTTTTCGATTCCGATCGCTTTTCTGCCAAGCGCCTTCGCCGCGACGAGCGTTGTGCCGGAGCCAGCGAACGGGTCGAGAATCGTGTCAGAGAAGTTAGAAAAAAGAACGATGAGTTCTTTCATTAGCCCGATCGGTTTTTCGGTTTGATGACCCGTCCCATTCATGACGGTGTTGTGAACATAAAACCCATGTCGACCGCCACCATTCCACGAGGAGCGACCATCACCAGCCCAGGCGGTGACTATTACCTCGTAGCCCATGCCCGGACGATCGCCAGTGAATTGACAAGCGCCGTTCGGCTTTCGCCAAATCTGAGTCCTAAAATACTTCGCGGGTTCTAGAGCTTCTTTCCACGCGGTCACCGCCTCCACTTGAGCGAAGACAAGAATCCATCCTTTCGATTGTGTTGCTAGTTGAAAGCCGACTGTTTTTCGTGTCTTTTCGTCGATCGCTTCGAAATCAATCGGTCGTGTTGCAACGAAAGAGCTTTTCCCGTCTCTAGCTGTGTTTCCGCGCCGTCCCAGAGTGTGAGCCTCGACCTCGTACGGCGGATCGGTGATCACATGATCGACCATGCCGAGGGTCGGGAGGATGTCCCGGCAGTCGCCATGGTAGAGGGTCACTGAATCATCTTCGTAGAACGGCGCGATCATTTTTTGCCCTTCCGCTCCACGAGCACCACGATCTCGATCGGCTCATCATCGACGAACGCCGCGGCGTAGGCATCGACGAGAGCCCGGTCGAGCTGCTCGAAAGTCTTAAAAGTCCGTTGCTTGATCTCGTTTCCCTCTTGGCGACCAAAAAGAAAGAGAGACTTTTCTTTTTCTTTCTTCGTTTTCCTCATGCGATTTTCTCCACGAGAGTAAGGCCGTATTTCCGAGCACCGAAACGCCACACCTGCCCTTGTCCGAGATCCTCCTCGACATCCGGGTTTTGAGGTTCCATAAAGCGAGGAAGCATCTCGCTTCGGTAGCTCCACATCCCGACGGGTGTCTCGTTAGTTCTCTTCTTGGTCGTCACCGCGAAGCCCTGCGGGTGCCTCCGGTAAATCGAGATCGTGCCGCGTTCAAGTTCCCGCTTCATCGATTCCCAGAAATATGTGAGCCGAGCGTCGAACTCCTCTTTTCCTCCGAAGAGGTTCGGAGACGGGCGCATCGATCGCCCAAGAGCTGCCGAAAGGTCGGCGGGCTTCGGTGAGAAGGTTGCGGTCTTTAACACCTGATCCATCGCATCGCGCACCGCGAGGTAATTTTCGTTTGAGAAAAGCCGATGCCACGCATCGACCACCTCGCTTGAAACGTCGAACTTTGGAAAAAAGTTCTTTACGTTCAAAAGCACTTCGGTGAGTTCACTTTTTGAGAGCACGCTTCTCCTCCTCCTCGTATCTTTTTTTCAGTTCTAGGATCTTCGCTCGCTCGGACGCCCGGTCGTCAGGTGGAGCGGTCCCGCGCTTTAGGTAGGTTTTTTTCTCCGGGTTCCATGTGCCGCCCTCCGAGATCGCTCGCTCTCGCCAGTTCTGGATCGCGGCCCACGGGTTATCCCGAGCCGTCTCGGGACGGCGGAGCCGGTAGAGACCGACCGCCCGCTCCCAATAGGCCAGCTCGTCGGGTGTCATCTGCTCTAGCAGGGATTTCTTTTCGGCTTGGGTGAGGTCGATTGGAGGGAGGGAGGGAGCCTCTCTCTCTTCTTTCTTATCTATTCTCTCTTCTCTATTCTTATCTACGGTGCACGCGCGCGCCTCGGTGCTATGCACCTGCATTGCACGTGCATCCTCTGTGCATTGCATGTGCATTGCACGTGCATCGCCTCCGCTCCAACGTGTTGAAGCTGCTCCTCTTTTTATTTTCGCGACTTGTTCGGACCGCTCAATCTCGTTCGCCACCTCCTCAAAAACGAGGTGA